TGCTGGCGGTGTCGAGTACTATGGAAAACTACCTGGCGCTGTCAATATGAATCAGAAGTCAGGTATCAAGCCCTTTCCTTACAAGAGAGGTATGAGGAATATTCTGAATGACTATTTTGGTGATGAGAAGATTGATGAATTTGCCCCGCCAGTTATGCGGCCACATACAAATTCGAAGGGAGAATATATTAGCCCATATAACCTAGGAATTCGTAGTATGGCGAGACAAAAGAAAGCCCTAAATAGAGATACTGTAAGGAAGTGCGTCCAAGATTACCTGGATTATGTTATACCAGAGTTGACTAAAAGGGGTATAACATCACTGACACCAGCCACATTTGAGGAAGCAGTAAATGGTGGGCGTAGAGATCCTCGATTTAAACGTATTAAAGCTAGTGCTGCTGCTGGACAAAGTTATCCAGGAAAGAAGAATAAATATCTACCGGTTGTGTTGGAAGACGATGAGTATATTATCCGAGAACCAACCAATGAAATCAAGGAAAAGATAGTCTATGACATAAACCAGTATCTAGAAGGTAATCAAGTAGCACCTCTATTTAAGATGAGTCTGAAAGATGAACCCAGAACTGTTCCGAAAGTGCAAGCTGGCAAGACAAGACTGTTTGCAGCTGGCGAATTACCAAATTTGATAGTTGCACGAATGATAGTTGGACCCATATTCAACCTAATGATGGTGCATAATGATATCTTTTGTAATGGTGTCGGGATTAATATGTACCGTGATGCAGATAAACTAATGAAGGATTTTCTAGCTTGGGCTGAAAAATTTGGTGAGGGGGACTTTGCTGCGTTTGACCAGAGTAACCCTTTTGAAATAGCCTGGGGTGCGTGTTCTTTTATATATAGATTGGCAATACACCTCAAGTACAATTCATTCGCACTACAGGTTTTATGTGGTTATTTATCTGACAACATTTTCCCTTATGTAGTAATGAACTTGGATCTTTTTTGTGCACCTGGTATGCAGACATCAGGTAAGTCTGGAACTGTAGATGATAACAATATTCGGGGGACGATTATTCGTTTGTATGTGTGGAACTCTATACCTGAATTACAGAAGAAGAAGTTTTTCGATTATGTGTTAGCCAAAAGTTATGGTGATGACCAACTAGATAGTATTAAAGATGAAGTAGTACCATATTATAATAATGTTGTTTATCAGAAGATATGTGCTGAAGAGATTGGTATGGTGTATACAGATTCAGCTAAGTCTCATATAATGAGACCGTATTTACTGAAGCATGAAATATCTTTTCTTCGGAGGAATTTTCGGTATTCCGATAAGTTTCAACGTTGGCTAGCACCACTG